GACGAGTGTGATCGGCATCCTTCGTCCGGGCGAGTCGGCTCCCCTGTTCATTCGGCTCTCGAAGACTTCGAGTCCGAAGGTGCAGGATTTCGCTCGCAAGCTGCGTGGTCAGGGCGTGCAGCCGTACCAGTGCATCGTGTCGCTGGGTCTGGAGAAGGTCACGGGCGGCAAGGCGAACTATAGCCGTGTCGTGCCGAAGTTCGTGTCTCCGGCCCCTGCCGAGATGGTCGAGGCGTTCCGGAGCTACTTCGTCGAAGTCTCGCCGAAGTTGCGTGGCTCGCTTGAGAAGTACGTGGGCAAGGCCTCGACCGACGCGGTGCCCTTCTAGTACGGACTTGTTTTCTTTCGCCCGGCCGGGGCGGGGCTGTCCCCTCCGGCCGGGCATTTCTCACCATTTTTCATTAATCCAAGGAGGGTTTCGTGGAGTACCGCGCACAGGAAGTGTTTCAGGCGGCAGCGGCTGTTGCACGCAAGGGCTGGAAGGTCGTCAGGCTGTTTGGAGTTCGCGACAACGCGACTTGCACATGCCACAAGGGGAAAGACTGCGGCACGCCGGGAAAGCATCCGGCTGGTGGTGCAGACTGGCCTGCTCGTGCGACGGACGATGAGGACGAGATCAGCGACTGGTTTCACTACGGCGATGACAACGAGAACATGCGTGTCAACGTCGGTGTGAGACTTGGCAAGGCCAGCGGCATTGTGGACGTCGAGATCGACGGACCGGAAGCTGAGGAGACTCTCAAGAAATACGGACTCGACACGATCGAGACTCCGACCTACCGGGCATCACGAGGCTGTCACCGGATTTTCAGGTACGAGGACGAACTTCCTGACGTTGGCGTCGTGAAGGTCGATCAGCTAGAGGTGAGACTTGGCGGCGGAGGCAAGGCAGCACAGAGCGTCATGCCATCGTCGTGGCACCGCACAGGTATTCAGTACCTGTGGCTTCCCGGCCTGTCTCCGGAGGAAGTCGAACCGGCACCGCTGCCTCCAGAGTTCAAGGCGGCTGTGAAGGCGAACTCGAAGAAGGGCGGCTCCGGGTCGATCGTGCAGGCTATCGACGTCGTTCGCGACGATCGTCGGGTCACTGCGGGTGGACGTCACGGGTTTCTCGTTGGCTACGCATCTCGTCTTGCTCGCACGATTAAGGACTTCACCGACGCCGACAGACGGGAACTGACCAACATCCTGTCGGCCTGCAATCAGCGTTTCTGCTCGCCTGCGAAGACAGAGGACGAGGTCGAGCGGATTGCCGGTGACCAGTTCAATCACTACCGGGACCGTGCTGCCGAAAGGCGTGCGGGGAGACTCTTCGAGAGGTACGGTCTGAGGTGGGACGCCGAGACTCGCGAGTACGAGGCCGGAGAATGGAAGGTCACTGTCGTTCACTCCGACCCGATCGAGTATCGGCTGCGGTTCCCCTTCGAGGGGCGGACGATCAGTGCCAGTCTCGACGCTCGTCAGTTCCCAGAGTCAAAGGACGTCGCTGCGGCTGTTCTGGCGGCTTCTGGGAAGATCAACCTGAGAGACCCCCACAACTCACGCTGGCATGAAATCTGGGTTGGGTACACCATCCAGAACGACGACGGCGATAGGGACGTGAGAGGGCTAATGAGCAAGCTCCTCGAAGAGGCTGACGAAGAGTGGCCTTCAGTGGATGCCTGCTCGTGGAGTCAGCACGCCGCCTTCCTGATCGCCTATCTGAGGCCTTTCTCGCGGTCTGACGACGACGAGGAAGTCCTCCCCTGCCCCGATGGCACCCCCAAGTGGATCAAGGGCGAGGATGGCACGTGGAGCCTTTATTTCAAATGGAACGAGTTGTGTGCTGCCGCGTGGCGATCCGCGAAGGCTGGAATCCCCACGCTAAAAGAGAAAACGAAGCTCAAACGGCATATCCTCCACGAGGCTGGCCTCGAAGACTTTATTGACAAGAAGTTCACCGTGAATGGGAAGGCGAATCGGTGGATCGTATGGACCGACGCCCACATGGCCGCGCTCGATCGGCTGACAGGCGCGTAGGAATGTGCGATCTCTCTATAGGGCAGTTTTTTTTTACAACTCCTGTCAGACCAGATTCCTACATTCCTAAAAAAGGCTGAAACCGAAAGTCTTGCAAACAAAGAATTTAAGTTGCCCTATAGAGGGAATCTACTAAAAGCGTGATCAGGTTCCTCAGATTCCAAAAACAAGGAGATAGGCAATATGCGGAGGGTAGAGAGGCATCTGGGCGGTCCCGGCACAGGGAAGACCCGTCTTATTCTCGATCGTTTGAGTGAGACTAAAGTCGAGTTCGGTCTGAGCGTCCACGAGATCGGGCTTTGCACGTTCACGCGAGCGGGGCGTCAGGAGCTTTCGGAGAGAGCGGCGGCGGAGTGGGGATGCGATCCTGAGACTTTGACCAAGCACGGCTGGTTCAGAACCGCTCACTCAGTCGCTCACCGTCAGTGCGGCATCGAGGAGGGTCAGTTGCTCGAAGGCAGCGAGGGTGCTGAGTGGATCGGAAACGCTGTCGGAGGCAAGGTCGCCACCCGATTCGATCCTCGCAGCCGGGAGGTCAGCTTCGTCTCCGGTGACGGCGACGACGGCCTGACTTTAGGTTTGAAAGCGTGGGACTTGGCGAGAGCCAACATGACCAGCCTGAAGAGCGTCCTGCGGCGGTGGGCGGTCGCTGGCGAGCGTGTGCCTGACGAGTCAGGTGTCCGCCGCTATGTCGAGCGATACGAGCAGGCAAAGCGGCGAGAAGGCCGTGCGGACTACACGGACATCATCGCGAGGTTTGCCGGTATCAGGTTCGCGATCGAAGGGCCGCAGGAGGTCGATCCGGAGGGGGAAGTTCCTGCCAGCATCCGGGCCTTGGCGATCGACGAGGCTCAAGACTCGTCTGTTCTGGTCGATCGAGTCTGTCGGCGGATGGCCGAAAGCCCTTTCGTCGAGCGGGTCTTCCTGAGCGGGGACGCCTACCAGAGCATCTACAGCTTCAACGGCAGCGACTACAGGCTCTTCCTGAACTGGGATGCCGAGGAGTTTGTCATGCCCCGATCCTACCGATGCCCGCCTGTCGTGATGGAGCTAGGAGAACGCTGCATTCGCAGAATGCGTCACGGCTACCGTGATCGCCACATTCAGCCCGCCTCACATTCCGGCCACGTCCGACGGGCTGGCTCACCTGAGCAGGCGATCGCTGCTATCAAGTCTGACGAGTCTGTCCTGATCCTTGGAAGGTGCGGCTTTGCTCTTCACGAGTACGAGGACATCCTCCGCAGCCGGGGCATCCCGTACACGTGGATCGACCGCGTCGGAAGTGCTGTAGAAATGTCTGGATACTCTTGCTTATGGAACTTGCAGCATGGCAAGGTCGTGCATCACGACGACTGGGCTAACGCGATCTCGATGATCCAAGCGGCAGACAAGGACGTCGGACCGCTTCTGGTTCGCGGCGAGAAGCAGGCATGGAAGAAAGGTCTTCGATCTCAGGTCGACATCATCCGCCCGGTAGACGAGGACTTCGCACTCGCCGGGGCCACTGAGACGTTCGCCCAGATCGTTCGCGAGGGACGCTGGCCTGCATTCCTCGACAAGTCTCACGCGAAGAAGGCCGAGAGGTGGGTCGAGGCTGCTAAGAAGTTTGGCCCGGAGACGGCGTGCAACCCGAAAGTCAGACTCTCGACGATTCACGGCGCGAAGGGGTGCGAAGGCGACACCGTGATCCTCTCGACGGTCTCCAGCCCTGCCGTGGAGAGAGGCAGGCAGGCGATCGATGAGCTTCACGACGAAGAGTGTCGCGTGAACTACGTAGCCGTGACACGTGCCCGGCGAGACTTGTGGATCGTCAACGACGGCGACAAGTACGCGATGGAGATACCAGCATGAATTTTCTTTTCGACACGTCTCCAATCGAGGACGAGGACGGCAAGAAGAAGAAAAAGCAGACTCGAAAGAAGGCTGTTCCAGAGCCGGTGATTCACCGAGAGCCTGCGGTCGAGGAGCAGCCCGCCGGATACCTCGCCAGCATCGACGGCCACTACGCCTGCGACCGCTGCGGACTGACGACTCTCGATCTGATTGACATCAGGAAGACTGACAGTGGCACAAAGTGGCTAGTCATGTGCGGCTGGTGGTGTTTGCACTCGTGGCTCGTCGATCCGATCCCCGGCCTTCTCGACAAGGAAGACCGCAAGCAGTCGGACGTGTTCCGCATGCGTGGCGGACGCTTCGACGGCAAGAGTTTCGACGAGATCGCTGCGGCTGGCGGTCGCTGGTACATCGAGTCACTTGTGACGGTCTCGAAGCGGACTGCCGTCTCGGACGCCGCGAAAAAATGGCTTGACACGAATTGATTTGTACGGACACTATCGCCTCACCCTCGCAAAAAGGATTTTGCAATGCCCAAGCCAATGGATGGTGTCGTCGAAGCGTTGAATGCTGGACTCCGGAATCACTGGACCCAGATTCTCCTCTACGAGTCTCAGGCCGCGCACTTCACGCGGTGGGGTTACAAGAAGCTTGGCGAGGCGTTTCTGGCTTACGCCGAAGAGGAACGTGAACACGCCCGAAAGGTCGTCCAGCGTCTTGAGTTCTTCGACGCCCAGCCGACATATGACTTCGAGCAGCCTCTGTGGCCGCGTCACGACTTCGAGTCGATCCTCGAAGTGAACTACACGCTCGACCAGACGGCAGCAAACACCGAAAGGTCTGGATACACGCTCTGCGTCGGTCTCGGTGACGCCGAGACGGCGGCGATCTTCGCCGATCTCTTGAAGGGCAGCGAAGACGGCATGGCGGAGATCGAGGCCACGCGTCTCGTGATCGACCAGATCGGTCTGGACAACTATCTGGCGGATCGGACGTGAAGCGGCTGTGCAACCGCTGCAACGCGGAGAAGAAGTCCAATGCCCCGTGCGAGAAGTGCGGATGCCAAGAGTTCAGAATTATCGGACCACCATGTCCGTGCGGCGACTCAGGTCGCCCGAAGTGTGCTGCCAATCACGGCACCGTTGGTCGTTGTGCCGAGAGTGGCGACTAACTTCGGCAGTCGAGGCCGGTGCAACTGATCTCCATTTCTTCCGCTGGTGACTCGACCGTCTGCCTCACGTCACGAGGCCAATACACATGATGGACGACTTAGCAGAAATCAACCCTGACGCCCTACTCGCCGACGGCCTCGAAAAGGCATTCGTCGGCTACACCGTCAATCACCATCACGCTCACGTCGCCGTCTATGACATCCAGAAGTGCGTCGACATTCTCGTCGAGCGTGACGGGATGACGCACGAGGGTGCTGAAGAGTGCCTTGAGTTTAACACCCTTGGTTGCTACGTGGGGCCGAATGGGCCGATTTACGTGAGGATGACATGATCGCCAGAGTACCGTGCGTCACTGAGCGCGATTTTGAAAACGGACCGCTTCGCCGCGCTATTACGCAAGAATTGGCGGATGATGTTTTGGCACTCTCGGAGCGTCATCCAAGGAATTACTTTGTTGTAAACTGCGAAGAAGTCGATGGGTTTCAGTTTCAAGCTATGGCTGACGGTGAGGGTGTATGGTGCCGTCATCATGCTGAATACAGGTTCGTGAAAACGGTGCGATTATTCGCTCCTCCGAGCCACCATCTTTCTCCGCTTCGCAATAAGGAAGGCTGCGAGTGGTCCCTGTTCGATCTATCTGAACTCAATATTCTCCTCGGCAAGCACGCAACCACCAGAGCCGAGAATGCACTATGGAAAGCGATTGGAATTACATCTTCGCTGGGGGCGTTTGAGAGGAACACGTCAAAGCTCGCAACTAAGGCGGAGCAGTTAACGCAGAGTTTAATAGATCAGCAGCAGGCACTTGCCGAAGCAAAGAGCGACTTCTATCGGACTGCATCCCAGATCAGCAGACCATCTCCAGAGGAATCGTCACTGTCTCCGGGCGAGTTCTATCCGTCACTTAACCCCCCGCCGCTTGCCGCTTACGAACACCTCGCCGTTGCTCAAGATAAGTACAGGGGTCTAAGCGGCATCTACTTCGCATCACGTCGCGGAGTCTTGGTCTATATAGGAAAAAGCGTCGACATTGGGATACGGTGGAGATCGCACCACAAGATAAAGCACGGCGACAAGGTGGCTGTTGTTCCCGTTGATAAAGAAATGCTCACTCTTGCTGAGCAGAACCTGATTCACAGGTTCATGCCAATGTTGAATAAAGAATGGGATTTTGAGTACACGCACGGAAGCTTGGTTGGATTCTGCCCGCTGCTTCGCTCAGAGAACGGGCACCCAACTCTTCAGAGATGGTCTTTGAAGAACAAGGCAGGCAAGGAAGCCTCATGTCCGTAAAAACCCTCGCCAAGAAACACATCGCCTACACCGATCTGCTCGAACCGGGCGAGAACCCGTTCTCGACGAACAAGGTCACCGGCCACTCGCTGAACGTCCCGATCATCGGCACATGCACGCCGACGACCGTCTGTGGCGAGACTTGCTACTTTGCGAAGGGTCCGTCTACGTGGACGGCATCGCTCAAAAAGCAGCACAGGCTGCTCAACTCGATCAAGGCAGCACCTGAAGATACCGCCGGGCGGATTGCGAACTGGGCCGCTCGACTGAAGCTCGACTACATCAGGTGGAACGGCGGCGGAGACTTGGTCGAAGCCAGCGTGACGTGCATCGACTGGGCCTCAGCCCTGATGCCGACGATCCCGCAGTGGGTCGTGAGCAGGAAGCCGAAGCTCGCCGCCCGGATCAGGCCACGCGAAAACGTCTACGTGCATCTCTCTGTTGACAAGTCTTCATGGGATCGGCTCGAAGAGATGCGGAAGCTGGCTCCGGCTGGGCTGCAATGGTTCTGGTCTTACCAGTGCGACAAGGACGAGACTCCGCCAGACCCGTTCGTAGCTCCGGTGATCTTCCGCGACGGCTACGATCCCAAGGGCGATGAATTGTCTGGAAACGATTGCCCCTTAAACGCAAACGAGGACATCACTGGTGTATGCGGAAGTTGTCGTCGTTGTTTCAACGGCTGGGCTATCGAAGGAGCGAATGAATGTCTCCGAGAGCAGCGGGCGAGGCAGGCAGGCTCTTAGCGTCTGCCGAGATGCTCATTCACGGCATCTCACCTTCGAGGCCAGAGGACGACCACGGATATGACATCGTTTCGGTTTATGGATCAAAGCTGTGCAGAGTTCAAGTCAAGACTGTCTACATGCAGAAGCCGAGGCCAGTCGCTCTGTCGGAGACCTTCTCTGTTCGTCGTCGAGCGGGTTGCAGACGGCAGAGGCCAGACGATCAGAATGCTCAGTACGAAGACGGAGAGTTGGATGCGTTTGTTTTTGTCAGTCTCGTCACGAGGTCTTTCTGGGTGGTGCCAATTGATGAGATCGAGCTATCGAGGCACAAGATGGTTTTTCGCACAGACTCGAAGTGGCGAAACGCTTGGCACGTCCTGAAATGACACTCGAAAGCACCATCACGAAGTCGATCGTGACTCTCGCGAAAGCCAAGGGGTGGTGGACGTTCAAGATCGCTGGCGGGCCGATGCAGATGGCTGGGGTTCCTGACCTACTCACGGTCAAGCATGGGCGAGCGGTGTTCATGGAAGTAAAGCGACCGGGGCAGAAGCCTCGTCCGCTTCAGGTGCAGAGGATGAAAGAGATTCGCGAGATCGGCGGAGCCGTCGCGGAAGTGGTTACTAGTAAGGCTGAGGCGGAAAGGATTCTCGATGCGAACGATGTATGAGACTCAGGCTGACCTGAGCAACGAGGAGGCGGTCCGCAGCTACGTGGCTCAGACGTTCTCTGCCGAGGTGCAGAAAGTGCCACTGAGCTACGGCGTGGACTCGATGGTCACGGTGGATGGCAGGCTCGTGGCGTGGCTGGAAATCAAGTGCCGTCCGGGGATGACATGGGGCCAGTACCCGGACGTGATGATCAGCGTCCTAAAGCTTCGAGCAGCAGCCGGTCTGAAGGCCTCGACCGGAACCGACACGTACTTCGTGGTGGCTGACTCTTGCGGAGTCATCAAGAGTGCGAACCTCTGCAAGACTTCGCCAGATTGGATCAGGTACGGCGGACGAACAGCCCAGACCAGAGACCCGGCAGACATCGAGCCGGTCTGCCACATTCCTCTCGATCAGTTCACGGAGGGCACGCCGTGGGATCGATAACAACACGTGAGACTTGGCCCCCAGAGCCGCCGGGAAAGCCTCCCAAAAACTGGGAGTGGAAGATCATCGACGGCGTCAAAAAACTTGTCCCAATCAAGAAAAAAACTGCTTGACGTTAGTACGGAAGTGATTACCTTATGCGAGCGTTCACGACGACGGTTCGGCAGTTAAGCCTTATTGATGCTGACATCATCATCACGAGGCTCACGAAGCCGAGTTCGGAGTTTCAGGTCGAGGTCAAGGAAAAGACTTCGACGACTCCGGTGTCGATCGTGAGAACGGATCAGGAGCGAGTGGCGGCATGGACGGCGACGCACTACTGGCGAGGAATGCAGACGCTAGAGGGATTCACCGACCCCCCGCACCGGCGTCGCGGTCTCGCACGAGCGGCAGCGAGTCTGCTCATCGCCGACGGTCACATCAATCCACAGGAAACATTGGCAGTCTTCTCACCGCAGTGCGTGTCTATTGCGACTGCGTTGGGTTGTCGAGACGTTCGTCTTTACGAGCGTCAGGGTAGCGATTGGATTCAGAACTCTTAAAGCCAAGGAGGGCTTATGTTTGCCTTGTTTTTGCTGGCAGTGCTGGGCGGCGATTGCAACACGTTGACCGAGGCCGAGTCTCAGGTCATCGCGGAGACTAATCAGGCACGTGTTCAGGCCGGTCTGCCGGAACTCGTGATTGACTGTCGTCTCATGGGACGCGCTCGTCGTCACGCGAACCGAATGGCGAGCGAGGGCTTCTTCGCTCACTCGTCAGGTGCGACTGAGAACATCGCGATGGGTCAGCCTCACGCCTCTGCGGTTGTTCGCACGTGGCTGAACTCTCCGGGTCATCGTGCCAACATCTTGTCTAGGCACAACTCTCGCATCGGAGTCGCTGGCATTGTTGGCCGCGACGGAAAAATTTACTGGGTGCAGCAGTTCGCACCTTGACCGTCCCCTCCGGTGGTCCCGCCGCCGGTCTGTCGGGTAGGCAGGCTGGCGGTGGGCCACTCTTGGAAAGCACACATGATCTTTTCTTTTTTCTGGAGGCTGATTCGTGGAGCGGGAAACCAAGATCAAGTACATCAAAAATCGACTCGACCTGACGACGCGGGACGCGACGGATATGTTCGAGTATCTCAAGTCGAATTGGGGGTCAGCGAAGGTGTCGGAGATGGCGACTCATCTCAAGCTATTGCCGACAACTGTCCGAAGCATTGCCCGAAAAATCGATCTCGGCCCAAGACCAGAAAGGGCATCGCATCTCGACCCAAGTCGAAAAGAGATCAGACGTCTCACGGCAGAAATTCGCAAGACGTGGAGTCCAGAGGAGAAAGCAAGAAGAGACCTTCGCGGAAGAAGCGAGGCGGGCCGGGGGCGACCGGCAGTTAGCATCGGGATCGAGGCACCTTCCTTTTCGAGGACATGGCTATGACTGGCGTTGAATTCTGGCTCACCGAGCCTGTGATGAGCGGCATCGGACGACTAAAAAGCAAGTCTCTTGCTGTGGACGTCGGAGCGAACGTAGGAACTTGGGCTGTGCCATTGTGCCAGATGTTCGACGAGGTCGTGGCGTTCGAGCCTGACGAGCGAAACTACTCGCTGATTCCGACCATCGAGAACCTGACGGTCGTCAAGGCTGCTGTGTCTGACGTCACTGGCGAGTGCCCCTTCTTTATCCGCTCGTCGTCAGGGCACAACTCGATCCTCGAAATGCACCCGATCGGCGGCGAGGGGATGGCTCCCGTGCCGGTTGTCGAAGAGAAGGCCGTCCAGTGCTTCTCTCTCGACGACGCCTGCGGGAACGGTGCAGACTTCGTCAAGATCGACATCGAGGGCGGCGAGGTTGTCGCTCTTCAGGGGATCGTTGACGTTCTGAAGTGGTCTCGAACTCTGTTCGTAGTCGAGTGCCACGACACGTTCTACGACGTCGAGCGTGAGCTTGCCCGCATCGGCAAGCGAGTGACTCGCATACCGCACCCTCTCGTGTCTCACCCCGGTCACTGTTGGGCAATTGGCGAATGATCCTAGTCTCGCAGTCTTACACCCCACAGTCTGAGCATCGAAGGCAAGAGCTTCAGCGGGTAAGACTGCACAATGAGACGTCGGGGATGTTCGATCGCGTCGAGTATCTCGAAGCTGGCGACCGCACGATCTCGTTCAGCGAGCTTCACGAGCATTGCGTCTCGAAATACCGTGGCGAGTGGTGTGTGATCGCAAACAGCGACATCACGTTCAACGCGACGGCGTACATGCTCAGGGGCTTGAAGAAGGCTGGCAGGCTCGTGGCTCTTACCCGATGGGAAAACCACTTCGGGCCAAGGTTTATAGGCCACCAGTATGACGACAAGTTCTTCAGCGGCTCGCAGGACTCGTGGGCTTTTCTTGCTGGCTCGCTGCCTGCCCTGACTATCGACATGCCGCTCGCTGTGGTCGGGTGCGATCAGGTAATAGCCGGTTGGGCGTGCCGTGAAAAGCTTGAGTTGATCAACCCTGCCCTGACGATCAAGACGACTCACGTCCACGAGTTGGACGACCGGCCAATCGACAGGCCGGGGTCATCTGGCCTATTTGGTTATCCGCACATGACGACGATGGCGACGAGCGGAGAAGTGCTGTTTCACGAATGGCCGCTTGCAGAAGGCGAGGTGGATTACAAATGGCAACTATATCGCTACGGGAAATAGAGCAGCATCACCCTGACCTGTTGCTGCCACCTGACGAAGAGTTCGCGAACTACTACGGTGAGTTTGCTGACGTCGGTCTTGAGCAGGCCAAGTCTCTCAGGGTCGCATTCGTGGCGATCTGCCGCAATGCGATGCCGTTTCTGCCGTTCACAATGCAGTACGTGAAGGCTGCTGGTGAATGCTTCGAGGACTACAAGGTCTTTGTCTACGAGAACGACTCGACAGATGGCACGAAGGATTTTCTGTCTCAGTGGTCAGACGGCTCACGCACGTTCTGCTCGCTGCAAGACAACGGCAGGCCTCACCTGAACTCGACGAAGCACGAGTCGAGGACGCTCGCTCTTGCCGAGTATCGCAACGCTTGCCGCAAGTGGGTGGACGGCGACTCGATGGACTTCGACTACGTGATCGTGTTCGACACTGACCCGTGGGGAGGCTTCAGTGTCGGCGGCATCTTGAACACGATCGGACGGATGGAGAGCGAAGATCATCTGTGGACGTCAGCGATGGCTTCCTACTCGTGGTGCGAGTTGGGTCCGCCGGTCTGGTCGAGGCCAACTCTGTGCCACTACGACGCTTGGGCCTGTCGATGGACCGGATGGAAAGAGCGTAAGGACATGCTCTGGTTCCACCTGTGGCACCCGCCCGTCGGTTCGCCGCCCGTGAAGATGAACAGTGCCTTCGGTCAGCTTGCCGTCTACAGGGAGAAGAGCTTCCTGATGGGCGTTTACTCCGGAGGAGACTGCGAACACGTGCCCTTCCATAAGTCTATGGGAGGCAATCTCTTTCTGAACCCTTCAATGCGATGTGTTTCTTTCTGGATTCCGGAGGGGGCAAGGATGCCCGATGGCTCGATCGACGACAGTAATTTGCACGGCGACGTTCACGGCGATGTGGATCGCGGGGACGCCGACCCGGATCATTAGCCAGACCCTGAAGATATCGGCTGACCGCTGCGACACGACTCGCAAACAGCTTGGCCTCGCACGCCGCGAGTCTTGGCACGGGTCGAAGACCGGCCACAGGAAGGCCTATCTGCCTTCAGAGGAAGAGATCAGGCAGAAATGCCTCGAATTTCAGGCTGGTTGGACGGACGAAGAGCGGGAGCGGCGGCGGGTGGGCGGCGTGGTGAAGCACGTCCCCTACGAGGTTGCCGTCGTTCCAGAGAGTCTTTTCTGCGTTAGACCCAGCGACGACGAGTCTGGCCCTCAGACCTTTCTCGAAGGTCTCATCGATACTTCAGGGTGATCGTCGGAGAGTGCTAGGCTGGAATCGTATGGGTCAAATCCATGTGTACGCGAGGCTTTTTCTCGCCGCTTGCGACGACCGGGCACGCGCTCAAGTCTTCGACGAAGCGATGGAGTGGCTCGAACACACGGCTGAGACGACGATCGAAAAAGGGCTAAAAACCCGCATTTTTGCGATTCTTTGCACCCAAGAGGGTGCTGACTTTCTCCGCTGGGTGACCGGGAATGACGCTGAAAACGGCCACTCTTGAGCAAGTTCTGTCCAAGATGCTGATCTCGGACAGGCTCTGGCTCAAGTCTATCTACGAATCAACGCGGGACGTCGTCAAGGCAGACGGTCTCGTCGATGATCCTACGATCGTCACTGTCGCGGACTGGGCGAAAGTGCATCGATCGATCAAGAAGTTCATCTGGACCGGAATGAAGCCGGTTTGCGAGTCGCTTTACCCGGAGATTGTCTCTGCCATCGATCGCAAGATCATTACGGCGATCCTCCCCTGCGATGGCGAGGTGACTCCTGAAGTCCGCCGGAGGCTCGTGTCGGTCCTCGATCGAGTCGCTTGGGCTGGTCTGGGAGGTGACGAGTAATGGTCGCAGACTCCGCCATCACTGCCGCGAACGACGCTCCGGGCCTGATCGAGAAGGTCAAGGCCTATGTTTCGCACGCCAAAACGCTCGCCAAGGACGGCATCAGTGTCGGAGACTTCGCGGAACTTGCGACGTCGCTCCTGAGACTTGTCGTTTCGGCACTTGACTCGATCCCCGCCGACGGCGAGCAGAAGAAAATCTGGGCTGTAGCCGCTGTAGCAACGCTTTTTGACGCCGTCGCCGACAAGTGTGTGCCAATTTACTTCGTGCCTTTCTGGCTTGTTTCCCGTCCGACATTTCGAGCGATCGTTCTGCTCGCGGCAGGCGGCGTGGTCGAGTCTCTTATCCCGATCGTGAGGGCTTCCAAGTGATTTTCCTGCTCATCATCGCCGTGGCTGTGGCTCTCCTCGTGTGGCCTGAGTCCACGAAGCCTGCTGCCGTCAAGCCAGTGCCTCTGCCGTCGATCGACGTGCCCGCGATCCCGCAGCCACCCAAGGCTCCGAGCTACCGCAGTGCGATCGAGAGCCTTGCCGCTGTCCGAAGCCGCCTGATCGCGACCGAGACGCTCGACGACAAGGCGAAGGCTGCGATCAATGAACTTACCCTGTGTCTCGTGGCTGGGAGCGACAAGGAATGACTCTGCTTCACCGTCAGATCGCAGCCGGGTGCCTCGTTGCACTCGCGTTGCTCTTGTGGGCTTTCTCCGGAGGCGTAGAAGACGTCGCTCCGGGGCCAGTGCCACCTAACGGCCTCGTCCTTCGAGGCCTGTTCATCGGCCCGGACGCCGGTTCCGACGCCCAGATGCTATCGGCTCTCACAGGAGAGATCGGCGAAATCATCGCCTACGATGGAACTCTTGCGAGTCCTCGACTGAAGACGGGAGTGGCGTTCGATGATCTCAGGATCGCTGCTCGCGAGGCTCGTCTACGTGGCGAGAGCCTCGGTGCCCGTCAGCCGAAGGTCAGGGAAGCGATTCACGCCTACCTCGACGAGACCGTCGGCGACAACGGCGGGCCTGTGACTCCTGCGGATCGAGCCAAGTGGGTCGCCGCGATGAAGGACATCTCAAGGGCTTGTGCTGATGCCGCGAAGTAAGCTCACCATCTCGGCTCTCGTCACAGTGATCGTCGTGTCGTTCATCGGCGCGCTCGTGCAACTGGCGACGTTCCGTCTGGCGAACCATCTGGAGAACAACTTCGGTTACCAGCCCAATCCGGCTGGCCTGAAGGAGTTCCTCGGTGAACTGAAAGAGCCGACGTTCGCTCAGGCCGGTGCAGACGCCGTGAAGAAGGCGAAGGGCAAGGACGTGTACCTCTATCGGTATGCTGATCAGGCTCACCGCAAGGTGTATGGAACGCCGTTCGAGGCTTGGAATCAAGGGCAGATGGGTTCTTGCGTCGCCTTCGGCTGGGGTGTGTCGTCATATATCGGACAAGCGACGGATCACGCGACCGGCGAGTTGCCGAATCCTCCGCTTGAATGCGACGTTAGCGCGATTTATGGCGGAAGCAGAACGGCAGGCAGAATGCCTCCTGTTACTAACGCGGGATTTTCAGATGGAAGTTATGGTGCCGCCGCAGCCCGCTGGGTGTCTGGCAAGTGTAAGACTCCGGGCATCGGCGGAATCCTGTACAAGCAGAAGTACGGAAGCGTTGACCTCACCACATATTCAATTCCTCTAACTCGTCAGTGGGGTGCCTACGGCGTGCCCCTCGATCTCGCGAAGGAGGCCAACAAGCACACGGCTCGTGCGGTGGCTCAAGTCTCCACGTGGGAAGAGTTGTGTGCCGCACTGGAGTCGGGTTATTGCGTCCCAATCTGTTCCAACGTTGGCTTCGCTGCGACGAATGTCAGAGACGAGGACGGATTTTTACCAAGAGGCGGGCAGTGGTCGCATTGCATGACTCTGGTATCGATTCGTCACGCTGCCAACGCTCCCGAGAACGGAATGAAGCGTCCACGCGACGGTGCTTTATGCCTCAACTCTTGGGGCACCCGCTGGGTCTCAGGTGGGAAGCTCCCCTCCGATCAGCCTGACGGCAGCTTCTGGATCGAACGCAAAGACGTCGAGGCGATTCTCGCCCAAGGTGACTCTTTCGCGATCGGCGGCGTCAACGGATTCGCATATCGAGACTTGGATCATGGCGGATGGCTGCAACCGGGAGCAAATGATGAAAGTAAGTGACCGCAATATCGTGATCGCTGGTCTCGCCTGCCTCGCGATCGGCTGGTGGCTCGCGTCGTCGCCAGCGTCTCCGATCAGGCCTGAGCCTTCTCGTCCAGATCGTCCAGTTCTCAAGTTCATCGCTCGTGTCGCGAAGGGTTTTCTCTGGGTGATGATGGTCGCAGAGCGACCGCCGCAAGAGGCCAACATCGTTCACGCTCGCATCGACGCCGAAGGACATCAAGTCTTGAACCACGGTCAGGGGTGGTGACGTGAAGGAAAACATTTACAGCATCAATAACCAAGAGTTTCGCTTCCCGGTCCCGTGGTGGACTTACGTGGTTGCGTTGATCATCGCCCCGTTCTCGCTGTTTGTAGCTGCGGCGTGGTGTCTGGACGTTCAGCGGCAGCACGTGGAGGTGTCGAAATGACCGCACTCTGGGCTTGGATCACCGCAGTTCTGACGTCTCTGTCTGCGGACCCGCACGCAATGGACGTCGAGGCTCCGAAAGCCGCTGCCGCTGTGACTGTCGCCTACGCCTCCTTTGCAGTGGAGAAGTGAATTGGCTGACTACGCCCTCCTGCCTCAAAACTTAAATCTGCAATTCATACGCGGGGACGAATTCTGGTTCACCGTCGATGCGGACATAAGCCTCGCGGGCTATACGTTCTCGTCGAGCATCTACAAGGTCACGAGCGTTGCTAACGGCGTGATCACTGGCACTCAGGAGGTGGCTCAGTTCACGATCACGCCGATCGATCTTGCTGCCGGGAGGCTCACCCTTTCTCTTCAAGAGAATCAGACTGCCGCTCTCAGCACTACTGACAGGCTTCGTTGGTACTTTCGCTGGGTTGGGCCGGGCGTCGTGACTCGAACCGTACTGTCTGGAACCCTGACGCCGGGAGACGCGTGATATGGCTGACGTCGTCGTCAACATCACACCTCCTGCACCTATCGCCTTGTCTTACACACAGGGCGGTGCTGTGGGTCCGCAGGGTCCGACGGGTAGCGTGGGTCCAGCCGGGCCTGCTAACGTCCTGTCTGTAGGAAGTGTTGCGACAACCTCTGCGACTACGGCGTCGATATCGATCTCCGGAACAGCACCGTCGCAGACGATCTCATTCGTCGTGCCTCGCGGGCCGCAGGGGATTCAGGGCGAAGTCGGACCTGTCGCAAAGCTCCAGATCGGGACTGTTGTCACTGGTGCTGAAGCAGCCGCCACACTAACCGGCACAGGAACGACTCAGACTCTCTCGCTCGTGTTGCCGCAAGGCGCGACCGGCGTGCAAGGCCCGCAGGGAAATGTGGGTCCAGCCGGGCCTGCCAACTCTCTGTCTGTCGGAAGCGTTGCGACGACCTCGGCGACCACTGCATCGATATCGATCACCGGAACATCGCCGTCTCAAGTAATTTCCTTCGTCGTGCCTCGCGGGCCGCAGGGGATTCAGGGCGAAGTCGGACCGCTAATGACAGTCCAAGTGGGTGGAGTGACGACTGGTGCGTCTGGCACGAATGCAAAGATCGACACAGTAACGAGCGGAAACACAGTCACCCTAAACTTCACCATCCCACGCGGCGCAGATGCGGTTGCGAACCTCGCCGACGAGACTCCTCAGCCGCTTGGGGCAGCCAGCGCGGGGTCGGCCTTCCGGGCGTCGCGTGCTGACCACGTACATGCCACTCCCCTCATTGCATTCAGTGCATTAACAGGGATTCCTGCAACCTTCACTCCATCGACCCATCTGCACACGATAAATGACATCGTCAGCTTGCAGACTGCTCTGGACACCAAGCAGCCCGCAGGAAGCTACGCAACGCTTGTAAACGGAACCGTGCCGTCGTCAATGCTCCCGTCGTTCGTGGACGACATCATCGAGTACGCGACGCTCAGTGCCTTCCCTGCCACAAATGATGTTGGCAAGATTTACACGGCGGTCGATACGAGGAAAATTTATCGATGGTCAGGGACGGGGTACGTTGAGATTTCACCTTCGCCCGGAACGACGACTGACGTGCCGGAAGGAAGCAACCTCTACCACACCACGGCGAGGGCCGCAGCAGCGGCACCAGTCCAAAGCGTGGCGGGGCGAGTGGGCGCGGTTGTTGTCAGTAAGTCGGACGTGGGCCTTGGCAGCGTGCCGAATGTAGATGCGACCGTCAGGTCTAACCACACGGGAACTCAGACCGCCTCGACCATCTCTGACTTCGCTGTGGAGGCTGCAAAGTACGGCCCGGTGACTAGCGTTTCTGGTCGCACGGGGGCGATAACGCTCGCCCAGCTTGGCAGTTCGGGCACCGCTTCAGCATCGACGTTCCTTCGTGGCGATGGTCAGTGGACTGCGGCTGGCGGCGGGAACACCTTCGAGGCCGCGAACGTGACGGGTTTTCCCGTGACAGGTGCCAGTGGCACGATCTACATCGCCACCGATGCGAGTCGAATGTTTCGGTGGTCTGGCAGTGTGTACGTTGAGATGGGAAGCGGGCAGGCAACGCCAGTCGTGGGCGACCCCCCGCCTGCGCCGACAACCGATCCAAATTTCTCGTCAGTGACCTTTCTCCTTCACGCGGACGGCAGCGGCAGCACGTTTATCGATTCCAGCTTGGCGGCAAATCAGATTACGGCAATCAGCGCGACTCAGTCAGACGCAGAATCGAAGTGGGGCGGCAAGTCGGCGTACTTCAACGGTAGCTCGCGACTTGAAGCGTCAGGGGCCAGTTTTGCGTTTGGAAGTGGTGACTTTACGGTTGAACTCTGGCTGTATCACCAAGGTGCCGCGTCACAGATTAACATTTTCGATACGAACAACGGCGGCAGCGGATTTTCGCTATACAAATACGCTGAAGATAATGTGCTTCGCATTTTTGTCCACGACATCACTCAGACCGTCATTAATGGCGGCTCGGTGCCTCCGAATGCTTGGCATTACATTGCTATCACTCGCGTCTCGGGCACTATGAGATTGTATATCGACGGGTTTCAATCTGGAGCTTCGTATTCGTCTTCACAAAACTGGACAGATGGACGTCTTGTCATCGGAAGATTCATGTCGGGATATATCGATGACGTCCGCATAACCAAGGGAATTGCTCGCACTATTACCAAGCCCACGGCAGCGTTCCCCGACTCATAATACAAATCGACCTTCAAACGAAGTCGGCAAGGTGATTGCTCATGCCATTTTCATTTCCATCATCTCCAGCCATTGGCGCAACATCGACGCAGAACGGGCGTCAGTATGTCTACGCCGGGAACAACTCGTGGGAACTCGTCATTGCGAATGGCGACGTTGACGGCGGCGATTATGTCGGCACGCTCGTCTACGACCGGACCATAACAATCACGCAGCAACCTACCGATCATTCTGCCGTCTCGGGTGCCGCGACCATTTCGGTCACAGCAACAGCAAGCCCTGCCGGAACGCTCACCTACCAGTGGCAACGGTTCAGCGGCTCAAGCTGGGCAAGCGTGACCGGCGGAAATTCCGCATCGCTTGCTCTGACGGGACTGACTACCGCGAATAACGGCGACCGCTATCGCTGCGTGATTTCAGCGCAAAGCGCAGCCAGTGTGACTAGCGGAGAATCGCTACTAGGCGTCAATCCGACTGCGCCGGGAGTGCCGACAGGACTGTCTGCGGTGCGAGGTGACAGCAGCATCACGCTATCGTGGACGGCACCAGCTTCAAACGGAGGTTCGTCGATAACGGATTATGTGGTGCAGGTTTATAATTACGGCGGCAACCCCGCTGTTTGGACAACCGTTTCTGACGGCACCTCAACGGCAACTAGCGCAACGATCACTGGCTTGGCGTCTGGTTTTTACGATCTGCGAGTTGCTGCTGTGAACGCAATCGGTCAGGGGTCATACGCACAGCACTCTGGCTACGTAGCGTTCGGCCCCGCGCTCCTGTCGGTAACATCCAACACGGGTGGCGCGACCGTGGCGGGCATTGGCGATTCGTCAACGCCGCTGGTCGTCACGCGAACCACTACCTCGCAAACTGGTTCTGTAACGATCAAGACCGCAAACACAAGCGGCACTCATTTAGTCAGTTTCTACATAACAGTGACCGGAGGCCCGGTTCGTGTCACCAGCGACAGCGGGCTAAACATCGTTGCGAATGACACATATACCGCATCGACAAACCTTTCGCCAATGCAAGAAATGACGATTGTGCCCATCGGCTATCCCTTTTCATTCACATTCACAGCGGAACGGTAGCGTCACTCCATGCCAAACAAAGTGAAACTCAAGCGGTCATACCGCGCCGGTGCCGTTCCAACGACGAGCGACCTCGATACCAACGAGTGCGCCGTTAACTGGACGGACGGCAAGTTGTTTGTCAAGGACTTGAATGGCAGCATAGTCACCCTGACGCTCGGCGGGGCGTACACCTTGCCGACCGCTTCTTCAAGCACGCTCGGTGGCATTCGCGTCGGCTCGGGCTTGTCGATCTCTAGCGGAGTGCTGTCCGCCAGCGATTCTCGCTGGGATCTTTTTCTGCCTCCTGCCCCTACCGGCCTCACTGCTGTAGCAGGCAACGCCTCGGCGTCACTCTCTTGGACGGCACCGACCGGCGTTATATCGCAGGCTCCAGTCTCAGACTACCGGGAGCAATACAGCACTGACGGCGGCACCACATGGACGACGTTCACGGCGGCGGCATCGACGGCGACGACTGCGACTGTGACAGGACTGACCAACGGACAGGCAGTGCGTTTCCGCGTGGCGGCGGTGAATGCCGTTGGCACCGGGGCTTACACGGCGGCGTCGAGTGCGGTGACGCCGACGGCGGGCACTCCAACCGTCCCTAGCGCGCCGACAAACGTGCGAAACTACAATGAGTATTGGACCTGCGGCGGGCAAAACACTGTCGCTTGGAACACCCCAGCGTCAAACGGTGGGTCTGCGATTACAGGCTACCTGTGGCGAATCGGCAGCAGCGGCCCGACGACGCTCGTCAGCCCCACAAGCGGAAGCAACTCAAGCTGGCCTGCCGGTGGCAGCTTCACGGGCGGTTCTGCGGCCACTTCTTCCACCGGAAGCTTCCAAGTCGCCGCCGTCAACTCTATCGGTACTGGCCCATACGCTTCAATCACGCTGCAAGAGGGCTGCGGATACTGATGACTATGTGGCTTGAATTTCCACAATACGCTCCGGCAGCGTCAGACGACATAGCAATCGTAATTGCTTTTTTCTCGCCGTGTAATTTTCAGCGTCCGCGTGAAAACATCCTGCGAACAGTAGAGAAACTTCTACACGCCAAGTACCCAGTTGTTGTCGTGGAAGCGGTATACCCAGATGCGCCGCCGCTAGTGCTTCCGGCGGAGGTGCATCACCGGACGATTCATGTCGGCTGGCAAAGCGTATTGTTTCTGAAAGAGAACCTCTTCAATGTTGCGATCGCACACACGACGCACCCCAAGCTTGTATTCATCGACGGCGACATTGAATTCTCCGATCCGCACTGGCTCAACAAAACTGATTTATTGCTAGACACGCATGACTTGATACAGCCGTTCGAGAAGTGCTATTGGCTGGACGAAACAAACACCAGCCCTATGCGAGAAAAAAACAATTGCGTGCAGCCTATTCTGGAAAAAACACCACTATCCGGCGTCGCGCATCACCCCGGTTTCGCGTGGGCCGCGAGGCGAGATTTTCTTGAGCGAGTCGGCGGGCTTTACGACCGGCACCCGCTCGGCGGCAGCGACACGGCGTTATGGTACACGCTTATGCAAGACGCTGACGTTGCCGTCTTGCTGCAACACTGTAGCCGAACGAACGATTATTTTGCGGACACGACTGCGTATAAGGCATACCGTTCGCGAGTGCGGGATTGTTCGCCTCGCATAAATTATCTTGCTGGCAACGTCGTTCAGCATTTCTGGCACGGCACAGCAGACAACCGGCAGTATGTCACTCGTAATTTGCAGTACATGCCAGACCCGACCGACGGCGAGTATCCCTTGCGAGTTAACTCGCAAGGTGTTTTGGAGTGGACTCAGCCAGAATACGCCGAAAGGGCACTTGCATATTTCCAAAGTCGAAGAGAAGACGGATGACAGACTTTACATCAGACTGGCACTCAAATCACATTGCCACTTGGAAAGAACTTGTATTACCGCGTTTGCCTAGCACGCGGCGGCGGTGGCTTGAGTTGGGTTCTTTTGAGGGCAAGTCGGCGGTCTGGACGCTCGATAACGCCATTCGCCAAGGGGACGAATTGGTTTGCGTGGATGCGTGGTGGAACTCGGACACGGAATCGCGTTTTGATACCAATGTGGGATCGCGGGCTACCAAGATAAAGTCGCTGATTACTCCCTATCTTCTTGCAGCAGCCACCCGCGACGAAAAATTTGACGTTATTTACATTGATGGAAGCCACGACGCTCGGGCTGTTTTTGAAAATGCGGCGTTAGCGTGGCTCATTCTGACGCAGGGTGGTGTTCTTATTTTTGATGACTACCGCTACACGCATCCTGCTCGCTGTGTTGGCTTGGTTGATCCGAAGCCGGTAATTGACGCTTTTCTGGTCGGCTACGGTACGGAGCTAATTGTGCTGCACAGGGCGTGGCAAGTCATCGTTGAAAAACGGCAACAGATCGCAAAACGCTGGTGAGTTAAAAAGTACGGGTATTCGTACCGGCATTCGGTACAATGCGAAGAGAAGACTGATAACAGGAGACGGCGAGATGAGCAGCACAGTCAGTCAGCTACCGGGACAGATGAACCTCGCGTTTAAGCGAGCCAATGATTTCTCGTCGCTTATCGACTTCGACGGCACGACGCTGGTCGGCTACACCGTGACCGCCAGCGTGACAAGCCTTGTCACTGGAGCAACCGTAGTGCCATTCACGACCACCGTGTCAGACGCCTCGGCAGGACAGGTCAACATCGCCCTCACAGACACGCAGACTGCCGCCCTGCCCGCTGGCACCTACGGCTGGCAACTCGACTGGACTGCTCCCGGCAGCGTGCAGCGAACGGCACTCAGCGGCACTGTGGAGGTCTACGCATGACTCAAATCACAGCGACCGTCAACTCGCAGCCGATCACGGCGACCGTCAGTGCGTCGGGGAGTATTTCCGCGAGCGTCGGCTCGTCGGTCGTCACGGCAAACGCAGGCGGCGGCATCGGTCCTCAAGGCCCGCAGGGCGTCATCGGCCCCCCCGGTAATGCACTATCTGCGGCGAGCGACGTGCAGTTGAGCAACGTCGCGGATGGCGACTTGCTGAGATACTCATCGAACAAGTGGCGGAACAAACCCGAAGGCGATCTGATTTTAGACGGCCAGAATTTTTGAACTTTAAGGAGGAAGCATCATGGCAAATCGTCTCAGGTTAAAGCGTCGAGTCTCGGGCAACGCGGGCGCGCCCGCAACACTCTTGAACGGCGAAGTCGCCGTGAATGAGGTCGATGGTGTGGTTTGGTATGGCAAGGGTCTGGGGCAGGACGGCAACGCAACGTCGGTCATCGCGATTGGCGGCGACGGCGTGTTCGCGACCAAGTCTTATGTCACGACTGCCGTCGCTGCGGTTGACGTGTCGTCGCAACTCGCGAACTACCTGACGACCGCAAACGCTGCCTCGACCTACCTGACTATCTCGTCTGCCAGCAGCACCTACCTCTCGCAGTCGTCCGCGAGCAGCACCTATGCACCGCTGGCATCACCGGCACTGACCGGCTCGCCGACTGCTCCAAACCAGACAGCGGGCGACTCCTCGACGAAGATTGCGAACACCTCGTTCGTTATGACCGCTGTGGCGAATCTGGTGGCGAGTGCCCCAGAAGCCTTAAACACGCTCAATGAGCTTGCGACGGCTTTAGGGAACGACGCCAGCTTCTCGACGACGATCAGCAACAGCATCGGCGGCAAACTTTCCAAGGCGTCAAACCTCAGTGACCTCACTGATGCGGCCACGGCCCGCACGAACCTCGGCCTCGGGTCGATGGCGACTCAGGCCGCAAGCAACGTGTCAATCACGGGCGGATCGATCGACAATATCACGTTTGACCAAGGGACTTTCTGACCGTGCCAAACGTTGTCCGAAACCCGTACTCGAACACGGCAGGCAACACGCCTTCGTCGCTCGGCAACGGCGTGATCGCCGTGAACCAAGCGGACGGCAAGCTATTCTATCGCTCGTCTGCGGGTGTCGTTACGGCGTTGGCTACCAGCGGCGGGTCTACATCGGTTTACGAGTACGCGACCGAGAGTCTCTTTCCAGCTACAGGCGCGGCGAACACCATTTATATCGACAAGGATACTAGCCGCGCGTTTCGTTGGACAAACTCTGTGTATGTTGAAATAAGCGCGCCCGGAGCAGAGTCAACGCTTTTCTCGTATTTCCTGCCGCCCGCACCTACAAGTGTTACGGCGACGCCCGGCAACGCGCAGGCGACGGTGGCATGGACGGCCCCCACGGTGTCGGCACAAATTCCGATCACAAACTACACCGTTCAGTATTCGTCAAATTCTGGCTCGTCATGGACTACCGTTAGCCGTTCGGCGTCCACTGCAACGAGTGCAACTGTGACCGGGCTGACCAACGGCACGGCGTACACTTTTCGCGTTGCTGCGGTGAACGGTTTAGGCACGGGGGCTTATTCGACGGTATCGGCTGCGGTGACGCCTTCCTTTCCAGCATCCATCGCTGGCCTGCAACTGTTGCTGGACGCCAGCTTTGCCCCTTCACTCTTCCAGAATTCCAACGGGACTACGGCGGCAACGGCGACCGACAATCCAGTGGGCTACTGGGCAGACATGAGCGGACTCGGAAATCACGCCACGCAGGCTACGAGTGGCGCGAGGCCGCTGCTGAAACTGAGCAATCAAAACGGCTTGCCCGGATTGCTGCTGGATGGCACGGACGATTTCCTGACGGCGTCAGTTGCGGGATTTCAGTCGCTGACTGCCGTCACGGTGATAATGGTGTTCAAGTCTCTCTCGGCGGCTGCTGCCGATACGAACACAGCCTCTTTCTGGGGTTTTGGGCATGTTGGGCCAGCGAGCGGCTCGTACCCCGCAGAACGCGGCGTGTTTGCGGGAAGCAATGCTGGCGCGTTTTCTGGCGAAAAGATTGTAATTGGCGTTGTCAATCCGGGTGTTAGTAACGGACGTCTCGGCGCGAGTGGTTATACGCGAGCGGCAAACACTGCTCAGTCACTGGCAATCACTTTGACTTCATCGGGAAGTTCAATGTTTGCAAACAACAACTCGGTGTCACTTGACTTGATTCAGTCTGGGTATTCAACAACCACAGGTTACACGCCAGCGTTAACCGGATACACCGTAGACGACGACCTGCATATCGGAGCAATCCGGGCGTCGGGCGTGCTTTTTATTACGCCGCAGATAACCATTTATGAGGTACTCGTCTACAACCGCGCGCTGACATCAGGAGAGCGGGCCTCGCTTAACACGTACCTAGCTGCCAAGTGGGGCATCTCATGACCACACTCTACTACACCCTCTGCGACGAAGTTTTCTGGTGGCACGCACCAGCAGCGTTCCCCGCATACTCATAACCATGTCTCTATCATTCCCAGCATCACCAAGCGTCGGTCAAACAAGCACCCAAAACGGGCGTGTGTATACATGGTCTGGATATACATGGCAATTAACTGGCAATGTCGCCGCGACGTTTTTTGAAACTACTGCTGGCTTTCCGGCAACTGGGAATGTCAATTATCTATATTGCGCTTCAGACACCGGGCGAGTCTATCGCTGGGCAGGTGCGGCATACATAGAGATCGGTCCGCTCAGTGGCGCGGCAAGCGACTCCCGGTGGGATTTGTTGTTACCCGCCGCGCCTACCGGCCTGACCGTCGCAAACGGCAACGCGCAGGCAACCCTGTCTTGGACTGCACCTACCGGCGTGATAGCTCAGGCACCCGTGTCGGACTATGTGGTGCAGTTCAGCAGCAACTCGGGGTCGTCTTGGAGTACCTTCAGCGACGGCAGCAGCACCGCGACAAGTGCGACGGTGACCGGGCTGGCGAATGGCACGGCCTACACCTTCCGCGTGGCGGCGGTCAACGCCGTTGGCACCGGGGCTTACACGGCGGCTTCGGCTGCGGTGACACCGTTTGCACCGACGAGTGTTGCTGGCCTGCAACTCTGGCTGGATGCGAGTGATGCCGGTTCGCTTTTCAGTGCGACAACTGGCGGCTCGCTTGTTGCGGCAGATGGCGGAGTCGCGAGGTGGCAAGACAAAAGTGGCAATGGCTATCACTTCACAAAACCATCTGGCTCTAACTTTCCGCTCCGCAAATCATCTGTTCGGAATGGACTTGGAGCAGTGCGGTACGTTGCGAGCGATGGCTCTTTGACCGTGCATCCCGGTAATACCGCGTCATACACGCGAATGCTGAATACATCTTTTTCGCTCGCACCCCCTTTTACGGTCTTCTTTTGTGGCAACCCAACTTACAGCGAAGGAAGCCAGCACAACGGAACGCTTCTGACGTCATACAACACAACGTATGGCAGTGGATTGTATGCATTTGGCACGGATGCGAGCGAAACGCCAAAAAACATTATTTATACATACTCAACGTCACGAGCTTTTACGGCTCGCGCGCCAATGCTGCTGACTGGTGTCGTTTCCAGTTCTACAACAACTGGATATAGGAACGGCACATCTGCCGTCACGGCGTCTACAAGCAGTTCCGGATTCGACGGTGCGTCTCTTGGTGCGATTAGAGGCAACCCAGAGCCGGTTGACGCATCTTACTTTTTGCTCGGCGACATCTATGAGGTGATCATCTTCAACGTCGCTCTTTCCGACACGGACAGGTCAGCCGTTGATCAATACCTGATCTCCAAGTGGGCTATCACATGATCGACACCCTTACCGACGAGGCCGCTATCTTTGTGTTCTGCGCCATCATGCAGACGCTCTGCCTCTGTTACCTAGTCTGGCGGTCGCCGTGAAACACCTCGTTGAGTTCCTGCTGTGCAGCACCATCGGCACCTACTGCCTATGGCGGGGCTGCGAGCGTGTTGCCCAGAGCTTTGGCCGAGGCTCACGCCGTGGTGCGGATGGCCGTTGAGCGGAGGCGAGAGATCGAAGAATTGCAGGAGGAACCACTCAGGTAACCCCACATGCCTATATCACTCCCTTCATCACCGGCAGTCGGCCAGACATCCGTTCAGAACGGCCGCACCTATACATGGACTGGCTATGCGTGGGAGTTTGTTGCTGCGAGCGGTGGCGGTTCGGTCATCACTGCCGCGACAGTCTCGGCGTTCCCTGCGACTGGGTCATCAAATGGTGTGATTTATGTTGCGACTGATACGGGTCGCTGCTACATCTGGCAGGGTGCTTACTTTGAGGTTGGGACGACTGGTGGCGGCGACCCCGTCTGGTCTAGCGTCCCAGCTTCTTCCACGGCGACGGGTACGGCTGGGCAGATCGCATATGACTCGCAGTACCAGTACACTTGCACTGCAACCAACTTCTGGCGGCGATCTCCGTTTGCGTTGTGGTCGCCGCCGCTGCTCGCTGGATTGCAATGCTGGCTAGACGCTGCGGATCGTACCACTTTGTTTAACGCTGGCTCTGGCGGGAACGTGCCAGACGACGGCGGCAGCATCGGTCGCTGGCTAGACAAGGCTGGGGCCAACCATGCGACTGATGTGGTTGACGGCAGCGGCGCGACGATTAGCACGCAGCGACCGACTCGCGTTGCGAGAGCGCAGAACGGATTAGATGCGATCAATTTTGGCGGCACGCAGTGGTTCGATCAGAATTCAGCCCGTGACATGCTGCGAAATCGCTCCTGCGCAATCATGGCAGTGGCGATGAAGTACGG